CCTGACAGAGACAGTAAATATGACAGCGGGATTAGTTTCAGGTGCTAGAGTTCAAGGTGTAATCGATTTGGGTGCATATGTAAATGTAGCTACAGGTCAAGCCGTGGCTGTAGAATCTGTTGATTTCGTACTTCAACGCGGTAGTGATTATGGTAGCGATGTCGAAGCAATGCTAACCAGCAATGGCGCATTAACCTTCCAACTTTCCGATTTGAACCCGGGAACTGCACTAATTCGTGCAGATGATCAAGCTCTTATTGCATCAGGTTCTCTCAACATCGATGCAGCTAACAATATCGGTACTCACATCTCGGATCTATACCCAGACAACTTTGGTCCTGCTGCACTAAGCGAGGCCTTCATGGTAGTCAATGATTCAATGTATCTAGTGGCTGGTCCTGATGGAGCAAACATTGGTACAAGCGATGTATTCCTTACTGCAAGAATTAAAGCAAGAATTGTTAAACTAGGAACTAAAGATTGGATGGCAATAGCAATTCAGAGCACAGCCTCAGACAACTGAGGTGTTTTCTAATGAACGCTGATTGGGAACGAGGTTATGCTGCCGGATATGCTGCCGCACATAGGAGTGATGTCAGGGACATTACTACTGATCGCGGAATGGTTGCGCAGAAACCTCAAAAAAAAGCGCCTCGTAAAGTTAGTGCTTACAGTAGAAGATACGGAGTCGAGTACAAGCGACTCAAAGCAAAACACCCAAGAATGAAGTTCGGTGCTTTGTCTAAGAAAGCACATGCAGCTACAAGGAAGGCGATGCGCTAATGGCTAAAGAATCTAAATCAACCAGGGCACTAACTGGTGTTCGATTACTGCACAAGGACATCCCTAGCACTCTATGTACCGAGACTGGCGGTAGCTTTGTGACTACTAATGGATGGCAACATATTGCTGACAATGTGTTATACTACGAAACTTATTTTGATTTGTCAGCGTATGAATTAGATGATCTTACAGTTGTACCTACAAGCTTGAGTTTACAAGATGGTTTACCTTATACTACTATACAACCAGCCCCGGAGACTCAAATGGCAGTTTTGGACATCATTAGCCAGGAGAAACTGGATATGCCAACAGTATACAATAATTATACTCAAAGTTACGATATACCTGGGTCACCTGCATCTACAGAAGATTGGACTCAATTGTTGATGTGCAACTTTCGATTGATGACTCCGCAAACAGATTTCGCAGTTTCTTCATTGTTACTACCAGCCACTGGCGGTACTTTTGGATCGGCAGAACCAACTGCAGTTCAGAAACTATGGCTTTACAGAATTATTATTCCAGTAGCCAATGATTTAACCGATACAGTTTGGAACATACCGCCAACTAGGTTTATCATGGGTGCCGATATTGTAAAGGAAGAAGACCTTCCTTACATGATGAGATTAAAGAGATCTTACGAATTAGCAACACAAGGGTGATTCCTTGTTTCTAACACCGGCCTCTCAGTTAGCATTGGTTGGGGCTGGTAGTAATACGACTTTGAGAATTATTGCAAAAGGAGATGAAGCAAGTCCTAAAGCGATTGCAAAGGAACTAGGATACCTGGGGATACAACTGGGAACAATTATCGGTGCTCAAAAAGCATGGCAGACTGTTGTTAAGAGGAGATTATTGAATCCAGTTAATACCGCGTTCGCTGCCGTAACAATTCCTTTAGTTGTTGGAGCAGTTGCGTCCTATGCAATTGATGATGAAAAAGGATTACAAAATTACTTTCACTTTATCGATACAGCAACTGATCCAGACACAGCCTCTCAAACGCCAATGATGACCGCATGGTCAGTTGGAACCATCTACAAGTTCTATAGCGGTGGCGGTAAAAACAAAAAAGAAGGATTGTTTCAATACGAAAGTTAGATCTCATCACATTCGAGACAAATGTGGAATCTACGAATACTTGACTCAACATAGTTGTCAATCTTTATCCAGGTAATCTCATCACAGATTTTACAGACCAGTGCTAGTTTCATTTCTTGTCACACTCCGCACACCAAAGATAACTATTTGCAATAATGAAATCCTTTGGATTTGTAGTTTTGCAGCTCACACATTCTAGATATGCGGTTCCTCGGAATCCATGAATAGTTCCCAACTTGTCTTTGAACAAATCCCAATTCATTATTCTTCCTCCAATCGCTGTTGCTCTTTCATATCTGAATACCATCTATTCATCCAATCCATTAATTCAATGCGGTCATGCCAATGCAAAGTACGCATCTTCTTTTTCAATTTACGAACAAGTTTGTCGTTCATTCTTCTTTCACCTTTTTGCATCTTTGGCAAAGTGTTTGCCCTTTAATATTGACATGCCTTGTGCCGCCTCTATTCCATAAGTGTCTCTTAGCACATGGATTTGTTAAAAATAACTCATTCCAAAGTGGTTCTTTCATTCTTCTTCACCTTCCTTCCATCCGGGTACACAGATGTGATCATAGAATGCATTCTTTGGCCATAGATGGTTGCAATAGCGGCAAAGTACCTTATCCGCGCCTTTCTTATTGCGTTCTGATCGTAATTGGTCACGAACCCACTGTGAAAAGTTCGGTTTTTTGGCTGCTAAGTCCCAAGAAGTTGGGTCCAGGGTAATGAGTTTCTGTCTCATATTTACTAGGAAATAGGCATTTCATATATATATGTCGCAGAAAAGCCCATGGGCTATCCCACGAAAATTAGTAGTATGGTTGCTATGCCATGGGGGTGGTGGTGATAAGGAACTTGGAGGTGGACACTCCCTCCGTGGGCTTCGGGGCGGCTCCGCCGCAAAGATTCAATCCGGGTTTGTAGATCGGGCCAAGAAAACAGTGTAGTTTATACACCTGCTTTACTTGGGAAATCCATGGCAACAGCAAAAACAGGTAGCTTTTACCTGACAGAGACAGTAAATATGACAGCGGGATTAGTTTCAGGTGCTAGAGTTCAAGGTGTAATCGATTTGGGTGCATATGTAAATGTAGCTACAGGTCAAGCCGTGGCTGTAGAATCTGTTGA